ATTTTTCTAACTGTTATATCAATAATTTCTCTTTGATATAATTCTTTTAACGCATCTTGTGGATTGTTATCAAAACACTCGTTGTGATCTTTAAACACCAAACAATTATAACGATATTTTCCAGGATTAGTTACATCTGTGTCTGCCGCTGGAATGCTTGGACTATAACCTATATAAGTTGATGTAGAATCTTGCCTTACATAAGCAATAGGATCTTTTGTTGTAGCCTTATTAAAAGGATCAGAAGTATATAATCTATCGTAAAAATCTTTAACACCAACTATTTTAGCTTGATTACCGTTTGAAAAACTATTAGAATTATAAACTAAACTAAGTTGTATTAAGTGTACATAATTGTCTGGCAAACGCGCTATAGCTACTTCCCAAGTATCACTTTCGTTATTTAAAGCAGAATAATATATAAAAGAAGCTAAGGCATCCCTAGAAACTTGTTCTTGTTCGTAAAATTGATAATGACCATTTATAAAAGCACTAATAGCTTGATCTATAAACATATTTTTTTCATCGTCAGTAAAATATGGTTGATCTACTTTATCTAATAGCATGTCTATTAAATCGTGTGCTTCGTCTAAATTCATTATTTTTTACTTTTAACAGGTTTTTTGTTATCAGCAGAAACCAATTCTTTTGGCTCATTGCCTCTTAGCTGGTTTTTAAGCAACGCCATTATATCAGCGTTATCTTTTAACCACATTATAGTTTGATCCTCTGTAAGGCCAATTGTAGTACTACCATACTTGTATACTCCATTAACTCTTTCAAAGATATTTTTATCTATACAATTTTTTATAAATATTTTAAACGGTGCATCAGCATCATTTAAATATACAAGAAATTTTTGTGGATGATCACTTGCATAAGATATAACTTTAGCTTTACGAATATTGTCATCCCAATCTCCATTAAGACCAATCAATCTGCAAATGTTTTCTATTTCTTTTTTAGATAACATTGCAGCAGCAGTTACAGAATCAGCTTTTGCTAAAGCTATTTCAGCTTGCTTATTTTCTTTTTCAGACATATCCTCAATAGAAAATCCTTTTCTTATTAAAGGATGGTCTTTTAAAAAATCAAATACTCTTTTATCATCTTCGTCATTAAGATCTAATGATAAAACAGCTTGGAACATTTCATATCCAGTTAATGTTATTCCATTAGGATCAATTAATTCTATCAGTTTACCTTTTGCGTTTTTGTAAGTTCCAAATTTACAATAGTTAAATGCTGATGGTTTTCTTGATTTAATTATTACTACGTGTTTCATTTTTATAATTTTTTTGTTAATACTCCCTTACTTTAAATTTGTTGAATTACCTTCTTTGGCTTTATAAACCTTTCCGTTGTTAATCCAAGTTTTGTTGGCTGATTTGTTTAGCCATTTTAATCCACCACTACCTTTTACATGAATGTAAAATGGTTGGTTTTCTATTTCTATTGGTTCGTCTGTAACTTCTACAACCTTACCTTCTCTTACTACAAATGTTCTTTTCATAGTTGCAAATATAAGAATAATGGAGGGGACTAAGCCCCTCCTTTACTCAATTGTTTATTAACTAAATGCTGGATCAGCATCTGCAGATAATACAACACCAGAAACTACCCAGTTAGTGTTGTCTACACAACGAAACTGAAGGTGAGTGCCTGGCTCAACATTATCATTAAGAGTTAATTTAGTGTCTGTTAAATCAGATTGCACAATAGTAGTACCACTACCATTTTGCGCTAATACACCGCCTAATAAAGCTCCAGAAGGAACTTCAAAAACACAAGCTTGTGCATCAGAAGCAACAGTTGCTAAAAACTCAAAACATAATCCAGCTGCTGCTGCTGGTAACGTATAAGTACGAGTACCAGTTGTAGCAGCAGTTAAACCATATAATGAATTACTATCATCATCTAAGATAGTTGCATCAACATCTCCTAATGCAATTACCTTTTTTACACTTCTTAGCGCAGGTAAATGTACTACATCTTCGCCAACAGTGTCTTTTGCTTTATAGAAAGAACTGACAGCAGTTCTTAATCTATTAAAATCAAATTTTAAAGCCATTTTTTTTTATTTTAATTATTAAATATTAAAGTATTAACGTTGAAGCTTCTCTTCCGTCAATACCAGTTAAGTGATTATTGAGGGGTTACTCTGTACTTCACCCCTCTTTAATCGTTAGTTATATTAAGCTGCAGGAGATATGTCCGATATTGAACTATCAGGAATAAAATCCTTATCAATAGGGCCAAATATCATATTATTACTTATAGAACCAGCTATATGTAATAATTTATCTGCAATCTTTTGTGAATCACCACTTGAGCATGTAATTACAATTGAATCATTTTGAGCATTAGCATTTCCGCCAGGAGTGCCGCTCTCTAATAAAATTGTAACAGTTGTTGCACCAGTCTGAACATAATTAATATCACTAACAGCAACATAGTAGAATGTACCTGCTACATTAGCAGAACTCGCTACATCTTGAAATTTTAAAAATTTTTCTTTAGCCATATTAGTATATATTAATTGTTATTAAACTACTGCAGGTGAAATATCAGTGATTCCAGACAAAAAGCCGTTATCTACAAACATTATATCACCTTTTGAAATACTCATTGCTCTTTGAATTAGCATATCAGCTAATTTTTCAGAGTCGCCTGAAGCACATGTTAAAGTAACCGTATCATCAGCGTTACCATCAGCACCAGCACCATCTACATGAAACAAAACAGTAGTTGCTGTAGTGGATACATATTTGATGTTACTAATAGCTACATAGTAAAACGTATTAGCTACGTTTGCCGAAGATGCTACATCTTGAAATTTTATAAATGCCATAATAAAATAGTTTTATATTACGATGCAGATAAAATTCCACAAGATAATGGGTTACGAACTATGATTCCAGATTCAGACATAACGTGACACTCAAACTTGTCGTCAGCGTTAGCAGCCATCATTGATTTTTGATCATAAGGGTTGATCATACCAGCAACGTATTTCTTAGTGAAACTACGATTTACACCTTCAGCACCTTTAGTAATCAATTCAATGTTAGATACACCTGAAGTCTTACCGAAGTCAAGGAATACCATTTTAGCAGATTCTTTTAATCTGTTATCTCCAAATGCGTTAGTACCTGAAGTAGAACTGTGAACGTTTGAATCATCAAACACAGGACAGTAAGCCATTGTAAGCTTATTACCCATTGCTTCATAAGAAACAAAGTTACCACCTAAAGATACATCACCGCTTACACCAGACATTGAACCACCTGTGAAAGATCCAGAAGGAGCAATCAATAAGTCTTTCATTGCTTTGTGGAAAGCTAATCTACCTTCAGTACCAGTAAATACAACGTACTCATTACCTTCAGCATTAGTAGCATTCAAAGAAAGCTTAGCTAAAAATTCAGTAATGATGTCTTCAGTTAAAGCACCTAATGTATAAGAAGCTTGGTTAGAAGAATCAATTTGAGCAAGTAGTCCGTCACCTGAAACAATACTTGAAGCTTGTGTACCTGAAGTACCTAAAGCAGAAGAAGTAATTCCAGCTGGACGAGAAACAGTAGTATCTGTAATTGAAGAACGACCATACCATCTTTGTAGCTCTTGCTGATACATGTACTCATCCATCATCATTTGCTCTTTAGAGAAGTACCATAGTCTGTGACCATTGTTCTCAATCCAAGTAACATCTGTCATATCTTTACCAGTCACAGAACATTTCTTACGCATTGTAGTAAGATAATTCTTGTGAGTAGAAGGATAAACATAGTTTTCACCTACATCAGCTCCATTTGATCCATTAGGAAATGCAGAACCAATAGAAGCAATAATAGCTCCAGCTGAAATATCACTAGTTTTTAGTGGATTAGCTAAACCATCAATCATTTCAAATTTAACTACAGCAGAAGCAGAAGTTGTTATAAGTCCACTATTAGCAGCGGCTCTAGCAACATCGTTAATAGGATCATCTACAACAATTGCAGTAGCTCCTGATTGAAAACGAACCATGTCGAATTTATTTAGGAAACTTGCATTTGCAAATCCAGCAGCTGTGTAAATTCCTTCACCATCAAATGATAAAAAGAACTCATCACCATCTGCATCTGCATTTGTCTGAATACCTGCTGTGTCAGCAGATGCTCCAGCATCAGCAGTAGATCCTGCAAATGTTACACCATCAAGAGAAATCCATCCATTAGAGAAAGAAGGAGTATTGTAACGTCCCATTACTTTCCATTCGAAAGAATTATCACCTAATACTTTTTCTGCTGCATAACGACCAGTTCTTTCTAAAAGATAAGTCGCTGAATAACGAGGATACTGTTGAATTAACGTCTTCGCAATCTCTGGGTATTGCATAAGCGCTGTATTCAAAGCATTCTCTGGGCTTGTTCCAGAACCGAAAGTTCCAGTATATAATTGTGCCATTTTTTTTTACTTTAAATTAAACATTATTTTTAAATACACTTATTTTATTACTCCAGAATAATTACATTAGTTTTTTGGGCATCGCCCTAACTTAATATTTATTCTCTCATAAATGCGGAAGGATCAAATCCAGACCTCTTTGCATTGGTCTTAACTCTATTCTTACCGCTAAGGCTAGGAGAAGTAATATCATTCAATATTGAAGCTTTACCATCTTCTAAACCTTGGGAGCGCAAAATCTTAGCAAATTTGTCTTTAAACAGCATAAACATAGCTACCTCAGAAGCATTGTCGTGAGAGTTCCATATGTCATCGGCCATTTTACCAGACGTAATATACTTATAAGCATCTTGCGCTTGATCTTTAGTCACTCTACCTCCCATAAATGTATCAAGAGATTTTAA